TGGAGCAGCAGTTGATGAATTGATGTCTCAGCTGCCACAGACTGTACGAGATAAAATTAAAACATATTTTAATAAACGCATTACCGGACAAACCAATCAAGAATTGCACGATTGGTTGCAAAATCAAATTAGCGCAAAACAATACAATATCCTGGTAGGTCCTGAATACAACGGTATATTGTTTGGGCAGAACAAACAAGGCGAAATTGTAGAAAGTTTGGGCTATAGCGGACTCAAAGCTATTTGGAATAGCATTTATGCCTATAAACAAAACCTAGCTCAACAATTAGCAGCACAGGTTACCGGGATAAAAGAATATGTAAATGGACAGCCGGCTGGTGAAGGCTTTATATTTCCAACTGCGTCTGGACTTGTAAAAATAGTTGACAGACAAGTGTTTAGTGCAGCTAATTTCGCTAAAATGGGCTAATTGGTATAAATATTGATATGCGATAACACGCAAATATTTAAGGAGAAATAAAATGCCAATCGGAGTCACAAGAGTACACGGTAGTACAGCCGGTGTAAACAACGTAGGATCAGGTCAGAGTTTTGCTAATGCAGCAATTATTAACACTGGTATTGCATCGCCTATCACAGCATACAAAATCACCACACTAGGGGTAACTGCTAACTTAGCAGCTGAACTAGATGACCCAAGTGGTGCTGGGGTAGTTGGCGCAGTTGAAACACTAATGAAAGTAATTTCAACCAATGCTTCAGTTCTAGCATATCAAGTTGACAGTTCAGGATCAACTGCTCAATTGAGCGTAATAGTTGAGCGTAGTTCATGGAGTGATTCAGATCTACAAGTATCTATTCGTGCATTGGGTGGTAATATTGGTTCACGCGGTAATGTATTCCCTGCACTAGCAGCAGTTACATCAACTGGCGGTATTAAACTAGCTTAATTTAATTAAGCACAAAAAAGCAGACTTCGGTCTGCTTTTTTTATGACCGCCATAAATATTAACATGCGGTAACGCAAACTATTAAGGAGAAATAAAATGGCAATTGGATTAGATCGTAGTGCAGGTTATTTTTATGCAGGCACAACTGGAACTTTAATTGTTCCTGGTCAAAGTGTTAAACTTTATGTTATTGATGCTGGTGTTAACTTGTCAGCTGAAGATGACGCAGCTAACGAAGCTTATGAAGCAATTATTCAAGCTTTCCCACCAGTACTAGCATACTTTGCTCATGCAACTAGCGGTATTATAAGTATCATCTGTGATGGTGTAAATGCACCAGCTGCAAGTGCCTTACAAACAGCACTACAGGCTATTGGTACCAAGAAAGGTTCAGTCAACCTAGGTAGTGCGACTGTAACTGATGGTACTAGCTTTGTAGTATCGTAATTAATTTTTGGTGCAACAAAAAGCAGACTTAGGTCTGCTTTTTTTATGACTATAAATATCTGTATGCATTTTTATACCTGCGCTACTTTAGTTGATATAACTGCCACTGGTGTTATAAGACACACAGCGGATAAGGAGTTAGAACGTAATCAACAAAGAAACTGGGAAACTGTTTTACAGTGCATTGGCTTAAAAGCTCAACCCCAACTTATCGACGGTCCCTATAGAAAAGAGTTAGAAATCGACGAGGGAACTGTTTTTGGAGATATATTTTTCAATACCAAACATCTAGTATGGATATTTTCTTTTGGCGTTGAGGCATCCGATGTATTTACTTACAACAACGACCCAGTTGGGCATTTAGATCAAGATTTTGCTCAAGTACCAATTATTTGCGGATTACAAGAAACAGCTCGATTTATACTTCCTATTTTTTATCCTTATGGATCAATTAAAAACATATGTTTTATGGCTGGAAGACTGAGTCTATAAATATATTGGATTCACTGGCGCAATTTAGGCTCAAACTCATGGCATATTTAGGCATTAATTCAGAACCCTTTATTTTTCACGAAAGAATAATAAGAAAATGGCCATTAGCGAAAGAACAGACCTTGGAGCGCACGTGGATTTATGCGCTGAAAGGTACCGTGCGTTGGAACAGAAATTAGATAATCTGGAAGAACGTATGGACAAACTGGAAGAACATATTATTGTCATACGAACAACACTTATGGCACAAAGCCATGTTACATCTCAAAACAAGGATACCAGTGCCACCGAAAAAGCTCAGGGCACAATTATAACTATCGGCACAGCATTTGGAGTAGCACTACTCACTGGTTTAATAACAACCATTGTTCATTTTATAATGAAATAAAAAATGAAAATAGTAGAACTGTTAAATAAAATATCAATATCGTTAACTAATGAAGAATCAGATTTACTGGGAAAATTTAGTACAAGCGACAAAATAAAAAAAAGAGAATTAACTGAACGAGAAAAAATTGTAGCAAATAGTTTAGTAAACAAAGACGTCCTAACTAGATTTAAACATGAAGGCAAAATCACATTCAAGAAAAAAATTAAGTAAAAACGAAAACCGATTAGTTAACCATGCTGCTAACTACATAATTAATTGGACTAAAAAAGAACTTAAAAAATTTGTAAATCAACCCGTAGTGATCCAAATTGGAGACTACGGGTTTTATGTAGGAAAATATACAGTTACAGGAAAGTCCAGGAAAAGTTGGCAAGTACACAGCAACGATCAGCTAATCCACGATTTTACGTCAAAAACAAACGCTATTCTGTACTGTTTATGTGAGACTACCAACAGCTACAGTTCAGCCAAAGAACTACTAGATTTAGATAGCAAAATTGGTAGATTAGAAAATGATTTAGAACAATACAAACACTGTCTCACTACAACAAAGGATAAGTTCAAAATTGAACTTTTTTTAAATAGATATTTGGATGCAAAATATCAATACAAAGCACATAATGATATTTTGAAAAAAACTTTAAAATCGGCTAAATACAGTAAATTTGGGAACCAAACATTATGAGATTAACTGAAATGGGCACTAAGCCATCTGCTAAAAAAATTAATAAAGTGATGGAAAGTCGCTTTGGAATTAGTATTGATTACAATAATTTAGACTTTCCTAAAGCATACAAATTAGCACAAGGTCTAACAGAAAGTTTGAATCAGGTCAAAAAAAGCCATGGAGTGCATATTGCAGAGAAAAATCCAAAATACATGGAACTTCTAATGGTACGTGAAGGTCTGCACCGTTGGATGATTGAAAATAAAAGCCAGCTTGTGTTAGAAAGCGAAATGGGCAAAAGCCAGGCTATTCTAGCTGCTAAAGACATGGTCGACAGTATTCAAGACATGCTTGAAGATGTCAGCAAAATGCAAAATGAACAGATGCCTGCACTAATTGATACTATTCGTGATCAAATTGGTATGGAACAAGCTGATCAATTTAAAAACACGGTTGGCACCTTACTAGCAAGTATGGTAGATCAATTGGGCTCAGCAAGAGAACAAGCCGATCAAGCTGCTCGTGCTTTGGCCGGTGAACAAGTTGCACAACCAATGGGTATGAGCACAACCGCAGGTATGCCTGGTGAAATGCCAGCTGGCGGTGCTGACATGATGCCACCTACTGATGAGTTTGCAGCCACAGCACCAGCTGCTGGGCCAAACGAAATTGGTAGAGAGAAAAGGTAATGTTTATTAAAGAAATTGTCGTCGAAGATATAGTAGACGATATGCTCGAAGATGAAGCAGATACTCGTGGTGATGCTAATCTCATCACCACTTTAGAGTTTCTTCGTAATAGAGCACACGATAAACACGTTCAACCAAAAATTAGAACCGACAGTCTAATTCATCTTGTTCAGTCAACCGGCGAACAAGCTTTCACACTAGAAAATCTTTTAAATGCATTTAAAAATAACCAAGAAATCAAAGGTTTAATTAAAGACATCAAAGATGACAATAACGGTGTAAAATATGTATACCTGCAGCCATTTGCTGATGATTCTGAAGTAGCAGCACTGGGAGATATTAATGCTCCACGTACTCCTCCGGAGCGTACAGTAGATTCAATGGCAAAGTCTGCTCTTGCAAAACGGTCTTAAATAATTTAAAATAGTTGTAAGGAGATAATGTATGGCTTATTCTGGTCAAGTCTTGGATCATTATGAAAATCCAAGAAATGTAGGTAAGATGGACAAAAATGATCCTAGTGTGGGCACTGGATTGGTTGGTGCGCCAGCATGCGGCGATGTACTACAACTCCAAATCAAAGTCGAGGGAGATATTATAACCGATGCAAAATTTAAGACATATGGCTGCGGTTCGGCGATTGCATCGTCGTCGTTGGTCACTACTTGGCTTAAAGGAAAAAGTCTTGATGAGGCGGATTCAATTAAGAATTCGGACATTGCGGAAGAACTCGCGTTACCTCCAGTTAAAATTCATTGTTCCATATTGGCGGAAGATGCAATTAAAGCAGCACTAGCAGACTATAAATCTAAACATGATACAATTAACGGAAACAGCAGCAAAGAAAGTACAGCAACAACTGTCTAAACGGGGCAAAGGTCAAGGCATAATGATTGGTGTTCGTACCACAGGATGCTCGGGTCTTGCTTACAAGCTTGAATACGTTGATGATGCACCTGCTACCGATGAATGGTTAGGATACCAAAGTAATGGAGTAAATGTATGGGTAAACGGACGCGATTTACCCTATGTAACTGGTCTTACTATGGATTACAAAAGACAAGGATTAAATGAAGGCTTTGAATTTATCAACCCCAATGAACGAGATCGTTGCGGTTGCGGCGAATCTTTCAGAGTCTAGTGTCACTAGAAGATAACATCAATAAAAAATTACAATGGGCCAAGGATAATCCTTCCCTTTGTTTTTTTCCACACAACACAATTGATTTACGAATTCCGTCTGACAGTAAAGATCAAGACAAATTAAGAATTAGCTGTTGTTGTAATTTAGAATATCCTTTAACCAATCAAAATTTATCAGTTGATCCTTTTAATAATCTGAAAAAATCAATGGATAGTGGTAAACTGCCATCTGATTGTTTTAAATGTATACACGAGGAAAAGACAGGAGGTGTTTCTGAAAGAATACGAGACATTCTTGCTAAAGATATAGATGAACTGGAAAATTTTAAAAATACTAGATCAATTAAAACATTTGAATTAAGGATACTAGTAAGTAACATTTGCAACTTGGCATGTAGAAGCTGTGAACCATATTCTAGTTCTACTTTTGCTAAAATAACAAATGCAGATCATCTAGATCATTTAAATGTTGATGTAACTGACATAGAAAAATTTTGGGAAGTAATAACAAACACTATTATAGCTAAAGTAGATTCCAGTCAACATTTCTACATGCACTTTATGGGCGGTGAACCGCTTTTACATAAAGGTAACAGAAAAATAATTAACTGGTTATTGGATAACAATTTAAATGATAAAACATTTATTAGAATTACCACATCAATAAACATTCCTATAGATGCAAAGTTATTAGAAAGCTTTGATCAATTTAAAGGCGTTGACTTTCTTTTTAGTTTTGACAGTGTAAACGAAAATTATCATTATGTTAGATGGCCGGCTAAATTTGAAAAAACACTGAACAATCTCAATGAAATTGTAGATTATAAAACTAGATCAAAATCTCAAACGTCTTTCAATTATATTTTAAGTCCAGTTTTTAGTCTCAATAACATATTTTATATAAAAGATTTCCTAGATTTTTGGTACACGTGGTTAAAAGAAAAAAACGTAAATTTATTCTTTTTAAATACCAATTTACTTTTTAGAACTAGGCACTTAGATATTCAAGCACTACCTGTAAAATACAGAGCTAAATTAAAAATACTCTTGCAAGAAATGTCTAAACACCCTAT